AGTGGGAGGTTGAGTATGGCATCAAACAAACGTGTTTTCACGCTGCGTCTATCTGATGAGGTGTTTGATAAGATTGGTGCGCTGGCGACAAAACAGCATCGCTCCATGACAAACTACATAGAGTTTGTGCTTTTGAAACATCTGGAAGAAGTCGAAAAAGCGGAGGGAGCGATTACTGCTAATCAAACTAAGTCAGATGAATAGGGCAAAAGACCATTCGCCAGAGAGGTAAAAGAATGTCTGTATTGAAAGCAAGGCGGACTACGAGTAAGGCTGAGTATGTCAATACTGCTAACCAAATCTATGTAGAAACGCTGAATTTTCTCACAAGGATGTCTGCACGGTATTCCAGACTTTTGGCTGAACCTGTGGCTAAGTTGGCTGGAGAAGTAGTGGATCATGCTGAGAAAGCGAACAGTATTTTCCCATCAGACGCTCAGAGAATTGAGTTACGCAAAGCGCATTTGCTGGAAGCAAGAGCTTCCTTAAAAGCACTGGATGTCAGACTTACGCATTGCTATCTCGTGATAATGAAGAACCCCGAGGGATGTTTTACAACTTCTAAGGGAAATTCAGTATCTCCGAAGGAGGCAACGGAAAAGTTAGACAGAATGGCTGCAAGTCTTGGGGAAATGATTGACAACGAAGATGAGTTGATCAAAGGGACTCTGAAATCGTTAGGGCAAATCAAAAAGAGCTAAATCTTTATTGGGTGTATTTCTGAAAACGTGTCCTTGGTGTTTTCGCCGCCTTTGGCGGCGTGGTGGTGGCTCCGCTCTGCTAATTACAACAACAATAACAATTTCTGCAATGTGAACACTGATGGCAGCGCCAACAATAACAATGCAAGGAATGCGGCTGCGCTCGCGCCCGGATTTTGCGATGCGGGGTCACATGGAGTAGCCGATAGGTGAAAGACGACCCTCGCAAAAGGAGAGATACTTCCCTGGGTGAAAATCCCTAAAACTGCCCTTTGACGACCTTACACGGACGCTGCTTGCATGGCGGGGTACTTGCGCTATCCTCGTTTCATGTGTCGGGTCAAAGTAGTTTAGACGCGCACCTACAAGACAACTATGCGGAGGGCGAATACTTTTTATGACAAGTGAAGAACGCCGAGAGGCAAGATATCATCGCAGGAAATCAAAGCGACAAGCAAACAGACTGAAACGAAGCAAAGAAGTCGGTACACTTCAAGATGTTTTCAACTATCACGATATGTTCTTCTATGGGAGAAAATGTTGTACGGGTGTCCGTTGGAAACAGAGTACGCAAAACTTTGAGCTTCACTTATTTTCTGGAACAGCCAAGAGACGGCGTGAAGTTTTGGATGGTAAGTGGAAACAAAAGAAGTGCGCACATTTCACCATTTCTGAGCGTGGAAAAGTGCGACCGATTGATGCCCCGCACATCGACGATCGGCAGATTCATAAGGTTTTCACAAATGAAGTCCTCATTCCCCTTTATCATCCGAGTATGATTTGCGACAATGGAGCAAGTCAGAGAGGTAAAGGACTACATTGGCATTTCCGCAGGCTAACACAGCAGCTTGCATGGCATTACCGACGCTATGGAAGAGAAGGAGGTATATTCCTTCTTGACTTGAAGAGCTTCTTTCCGAATGCTAATAGAGATATCATCTATCGTCGGCATCAGCAAGTAATGTTCGATCCGCAGATCCGAGCAGTGGCAGACGCGATCATTGACTATGCGCCTTATGGCAATGCGCCTGGTAGAGGTATGCCTTTGGGTGTGGAACCAAGCCAGCAGGAGATGGTGTCTCTCCCAAGTGCGATTGACAACTATATCAAGTGTCAACTTGGTCTTCACTGTGCGGGTCACTACATGGATGACTACTATGTTATTTATCATGATATTGAAGAACTGAAACAGATAGCAAGAGATATTGTTAAAAAGTTTGAGTCTTTCGGTATTAGGGTGAATAAGAAAAAGTGTAAAATCATTCCGCTTACAAAGCCGTTTAGGTTTTGTAAAGCTCGTTTCACATTGACGGAAACCGGAGCAATCAAGATCAACGGTAGCCGTGATGGTGTGAAGCGTGCAAGGCGTAAGTTGAAAATGTTCCATAGGGAATATCTTGCTGGTAGGAAAACACTTTTCGAGATAGATCAATACATGGAATGCCAGACTGCGTACTACAGGAATTTTGACGATCACGGCAGGTTGTTACGGTTGAGACGGCTGCACTATGCCATGTTTAGTCGGTATAGAGAGCAAGAACAATTAAAGAAGCCCGCGTAAAAAAATAACTAACAGATTGCACTCGAAGCAAGTCTTCGGGTGTTTTCTTATTTGGAGGTATATCACGGTGAACCACAATAGCTATATCACAGTAAAAAGAGCAAAATTCAAGACTATTAGCGGCGAAGTAAATATCCCATACGGCACGAAGCTGGAAGTAGGTGGAGATGTTTTGCTGCACAACGGGAAACCGGTATGTGCCGTGTTCAGTGATTGCGCATATGAGTTCTTTGCGCAAAACGACGATGGACAAGGGCTTCTGCGTGGAAAACTCATTCAAACCATCAAGTCTACGCTTGCAAAGCATGATGAGGCACATCAGGATAGATGGGATAAGATTTGGGATGATCCCCGCTGCCAGCAGTACAAGTGCAGTGATCGTGATGATTTCTGGCTTTGGAATCACGATTTCTATAATGCTGAAATCGAAGATCTGAAACATATCGCCAAGTTGATTGGTGCAAAGGAGGTCAAGTAATGTATCGGATTATCAAAATTGACGGGACAGAATTGGGCATTACTGATTCTGTCAACTACATTCGTTATGGTGATAACGGATGTTTTACTCCGGCCACCCGTGAAGATGCTATCGGTGTGGCATTCAAGAGTGTAGCCTATAATCTGGTTGGGCACGAAGACATTGAGGGTGCCGGTACTGTCGTTGTCTCAGAGATCGACGGTGGGCAAGAACTCAAAAGCCATCAGACTACCATCGAGGGTCTGATTCGGACGATTTTGGAGGGCTGAGAGATGAAGGATAAACTGAGAGAAATGTATGAAAATGGCCTGCGCGGAATCGAACCCTCCATTTCAGCGAACGGCCTTCTGAAGGCCGTTGCGAATGGTTGGATCACGACCGAAGACGCAGTGGAAATCCTTGGCAGTGACAATGCCTTGGAAACTGTACGTGCAGCGAAACTCTTGGAAATTTCCAAGGCTTGCAACGCGGTCATCGTAGCCGGCGTAGACGTACCTATCGGGGATCGCCGTGACCACTTCAATCTGAAACTGGAGGATCAGAGCAATATCAACAACCTGTTCCGTGTGGTTGAGCTGGGTGGTACTGAGTACCCCTATCAGGCCGATGATGGAACCTGCACGGTGTATTCTGCTACGGAAATCGCTCAGATTTACGTAGCGGCTCAGACGCTGATTACCAGTCAGACGGCATATCACAATGCTCTCAAGAGCTATGTCAATGCCATGACGGACGCTGAGGAGATCGCTGCTGTGCAGTACGGTATGGATCTGCCCGAACCCTATGCTGCAGCTTTGTCTGAGAAGATGGCAGTAGCCCAGGCTCAGATGGAAGCTATCATGCAAAAGCTGGGCGGTGTCGCATGAGCAGTGTTGAGCTGATTGCGGAACTAACCGACATCTGCATTCGTCAGGCCGAGATCATTAAGGCACAAGCCTTTATGTTGGCACAGTTTGGCGCTGAGGTCAAAGAGGAAGAGGCACTGCGGGAACAAAACCGGCTGAAAGAAATTGCCGGGGAATGGGAGTAAGATAAGCATGGAGCGGAAACGAATTGGAAAGTGGGTGCTTTCTGTTCTGCTCTGGTTTTGGACTGGCGGTGTGTATTTCTTCGGTGAGGTCATCTGGAAGACTTCTCAGGGCAGGCCAGAAACGATCAGTTGGACGATGTTTGCGTTGGCGATTATTCTGGCCGTCCCCCTGGAACGCTTCGGAGCAGAGCTTCCCTGGGGAATGCCGCTGGTAGGGCAGGCGTGTATCTGTGCTGCCGCGATTACAGCGTTAGAGTTCGTTACCGGACTTGTTTTGAATGTGTGGCTTGGTTTGGGAGTGTGGGATTACTCGCACTTGGCCGGGAACATCCTGGGACAAATCTGCCCGCAGTTTACTTTGCTGTGGCTCGTCCTATCCGTTGTGGGCATTGTCATACTGGACTGGATGAGGTATGCGGTAGAGGGTGGAGAGAAGCCCCGCTACACATAACAGAATAAAACAGCTATTTGCTAACCATTTTTTAAGAGCCGTACCTAAAAAAGGTGCGGCTCTTTCTTCATACGAAAAAGGAGGTGAGAGTTATGGGACGGAAGACGAGACAAAACAAGATCACCAGCCCGGAATTGATCGCCCAGATCAATCCGAAGAACATTCGGCTGATGAACGATTTTCTGGAATACCTGCGGAGTATCGGCAAGGCGGATTCCACCGTTAAGGCATATACGAGCGATTTGTATATTTTCTTCGTGTGGGTACTCCAAAATGCGGACAACAAGTATTTCCCGGAGATTAGCAAGCGTGACATCATCTCGTACCAAAACTGGCTGTTGAGGAACAACGAGAACTCTCCCGCCCGTGTGCGCCGGCTGAAGAGTACGTTGTCATCTTTGAGCAACTACATCGAAGCAATCTTGGATGACGAGCTTCCCAACTTCCGGTCAATCGTCCGCAAGATCGAGAACCCGGTAAATGAGCCGACCAGAGAGAAGACGGTGCTGACGGACGAACAGGCCGATCAACTCTTGGATTATCTGATGGAGCGCGGACAGTACGAGAAAGCCTGCTGCTTCGCTTTGGCGCGGTATTCTGGGCGGCGCAAGTCTGAGCTGACGCGGTTCAAAGTGTCGTACTTCGACGACGAGAACATCATCTATGGCACGTTTTACAAAACGCCTGAGAAAGTCAGAACGAAGGGCAAGGGCGTCAATGGAAAAATGCTTACCTGCTATGTGCTGGCAAAGCCTTTCAAGCCCTACTTCGATGCGTGGATGGCGAAGCGGGCAGATCTGGGTATCGAAAGTGAGTGGCTGTTCCCTG